GTGAGATTAATATAATTGTAAGGAGAACGCGACATGCGCCCATCAAATTTACCCAATGAAATTTTAGAAAATAAATCAAAGTCAAGCCCATTCAACAATGTAACCTTAATGTATAACAAGCAAATCATATCCATTGCACAACATGTACATGGTAAGGATGATCACGGTGAGCCTTTAACAACTATGGAAGTAGCTGTTATTCCTCAAGGAACTGACGACGATTATTTTATAGTTTACTACAATGAGTCACCAAGCTCATTAATCAATGCGCTATTCGATGCAATGAAACACATCGATGGTGATAATTAAACATAACAAGGAGAACAAAAATGTTTGATGTACTACCCCAAGAAAAACCTTGGAACTTTCCAATTGAGGTTTTCCCAACGCCCAACGCTGTCACTGGTGACTTATTACCAAACAGTCAACAGATAATACGCACAGATACCAATGAGGTATTAGGTGTACATGGTCGAGCGTACAAACCAGTAATGCACGATGATGTAGTTAACTCAATCGAAGATGCAGTTATTCAATCTAATGTATCTAAAGATTATGAAATAATACCAGAAGTATATGACAACGGTGCTAAGATGCGCGGTACTGTACATTTCCGAGACTTGTATATCGAAAACAAACGATCAGCAGAAGTTGGTGATATTGTTAACTTCAGAGTTGATTTTATGAACAGTTACGATGCGTCTTGGAGTTTCTCACAAAAAAGTAAAGGCTTTAGATTACTGTGTAAAAATGGCATGGTATCTGGTCTTGCAATAGCTACTTCAAAATACAAACATACTGCATCAATTAATGTTGAAGGTAGCGCAAACAAAATACAAATAGGTTTAGAAACATTTGTAACTAATCAGGATCGATGGGCAACATGGACTCAAACAAAAGTTGAGCAGGAAAATGTTGAGACATTTTTCAAATCAACAGTCGCTAAAGCACATACCAGACAGCGCAACATAACCAAGACCAATGAAAAGCAACTCGAAAAGTTGTTGGGTATTTATTCTAATGAAAAGCGTCAACTAGGTTCAAATCTATGGGCGTTGTACAACTGCCTTACATATTGGTCTACCCATACCTCAGAAGACAGTAGATCGCCTCACATCACTTCTTTCCAACGTGAGGGTGCTGTTGAAAACGCGCTGAACTCAGCAGCATGGCATAAATTAGAAGATGGAGTAACACTATGAGTGAAGAAAAAATGCGCCAAACGCGATCATTACACGTAGACAAAGTGTTTATAGATGATGATGAAGACAAAACTATAGAGAGAGAGTTAACTTTGGAGTATTCAGACAATATTCCAAACAGACTTTATCTAAAAATTACCGAACCAAATAAAGTAGGTGGTGCTTTAAACTCTTATTCTATTTACGAAGTTGAAAAACTCAAGAAGTATATCAATCAAACATATCTTTTAATGAAAGAGAATAGAGATGGTGGAAGTAACTTGTAAAAATTGTGATGGTAACGGTGAATATCATGCTGATGTACCTGTTGTAGACTACATCAATGGTGGTTTCTTCGATGACAAATTAGTTACATGTGAGGAATGTGATGGACACGGAGAAATAGAAGTTGACAATGACTAAGATCTTGCTGCATATTCGCAGCATGAAAAGTTATCTTAATACTATTATCGAGCATGCTGCTTCCCGAAATGTAGAACTCAAAGAAGCATTTCGGGTAGCAGATATTCCAACCAGTACTTATTACAGAACAATAAATAATGTAACAGAGCTAAGATATGAAACAGCTTTGAAGATCTTTAATGCAGTAGATGAGAAGATCAAAAGAGATAAATACCTAGAGCGTAAAGGGCACGATACTGTTACACGCAAAAGAGTCTATAGATATTGAAGAAACATTTTATTTACTGCCTAACTTGTAAAGAAAAAGCAATTAACTTTGTTGCAATACTTAAAAAAGAAACCAAAGGCTCAACAGAACCATGCAACTTTTACTGCATCGATTGTTATGAAAGAGAGCTATGCCAAATAACAACAAAACAAAAGGAACTTACCATGAAAAATGGTTCGTTGAATGGCTCAACAAAATCATCGGCATCAAAGCCAAAAGACAACCACTCTCTGGAAGTCTGGGAGGAGAATATTCTGGAGACATTAAGCTCTACATCAGAGACAGAGAACTTGTGGGAGAAGTTAAATACAGAGATAAATCGAACTTTCCCAACCCGTTCTCAGTCCTCGAAGGAAGAGACATAGCATTTTATAAAAGACGGAGAGGAACTCCGCAAACACTAGTCATCATGGATGGCGATACATTCCAACAACTCATGGAGAACAATCATGGAATCTCAAACGAAACAACTGAAAGAAATATTAAATAGAGGCTCGCACATATCACAACTTGATGCACTTAGATGGGTCAAGTCAATGCGATTAGCCGCTCGTATCTATGACCTTAAACAAGAAGGCTTTCCCATAGAAACTTATAGACGTAAGCAGGATGACAAATACATTACTTACTATTACAAATCTGGTAACTTAGATGACTGATGAATGGATGGACAAAGTCCAAGCTGCATTAAATAATAAAGATGTAGCTCGTGATATGAAGAAAGTATTTTACAACAAGCTGCCAACACCAGACCAAATGATTGCTAATCAAATCAAACGCAAGCAACCAGTAGGTGAGCATCATGTTCGAGGCACAGGTAAGCAACGCTTGATCGACAATACTGACATTACCGAGCAAGACTTCAAAAATTATTTAGGAGAATAACATTGACAATACTGCCTATATGCAGTAGGTAAGTTGTTATAAATAAAGGAGAACATAATGAATCGCAAAGGATTTATTGGCGGAAGCGACTGCGTAAAAATAATGCAAGGCAAGTGGCTTGAGTTATGGCAGGTCAAGACTGGTCGTGAACAACCAGAAGACTTAACTCACAATCTAGCAGTGCAACTAGGAACAATAACTGAAGACTTCAATCTTAGCTGGTTTGAAAAGGAACACAAAGGTTGTATTCTGTCAGATCATCAAAGAGAATATGAAAAAGATGTAGGTGGTGTGCCAGTGCGCGGTACTATCGATGCGTTCTGGAATAGCAAATCGTCTGTCGTTGAGGCAAAGCACACTAATACTTTTTGGAAAATGGATGATGTGGTTGAGTATTACATGCCACAAATCCAATTGTATGCCGCTCTTTGCAAAGCGAAAGGCATCTATCTTTCTGTAATTTTTGGTAACAGTGGCTGGAGTACACGGCATGTCGCATTCGACCATGACTATCTCAATTCTATGTGGGCAGTGGTACAAGACTTCTGGGGTTACGTTGAACGTGACGAAGAACCAATCGGTATCGATACACCAGATGTCCCTACGGACAGCATTAAAATCGATGAGATGGTCAAGAGAGATGCGACTTCTGATAACATGTTCGTTGATGCAGCAGTCACCTACATCAATGGACTTGAAACTAGTAAAACATTTGAAAGAGCAAAGAAAGACCTTAAAGACATGGTCGGAAGTGATGAGAGAGAAGTTTACTGTGATTACCTAACAGTAAAACGCGACAAACGTGGCGGTTTAAGGATAACTAAACGATGAAATTAACAGAGGAGGCAAAAAATTTTATACATCAAGAGGTAAATAGCTATCTTAAAAATGAACCAGTAAGATTTTCTGAAGAATACACAGAACAAATTCAAGCATCTATTGAAGATTACTTCATGTATATAAAACAAGTATTGGAAGATGAACATTCTACTCTTGAATCACTTGAAATAAGTAACGCAGCAATGACTATGCAAGCTATGTATTTACTTGTGTCATGTTGTTTAGAAGAAATCTTGCCAAGAGTTTACCTTAAACCAGAGTGGTTAAGAGGTGAAGGATGGGAAGAGTTTATAAAAAAAGCCAGAAAGGAGAACTAAAATGGCAAAAGTATTTGATAATACACCAGCTAATGTTATCACATTACTCAAAAAGGTTCGTAAAAATATACAACCTATCAAACGTGACGGTAAAAACCCTCACTTTGGAAACCACTATGCTACATTAGACAATGTAATAGAGGCTGTAACTAGCCCACTTGATGATGCAGGATTCATTCTTACGCATCGAACATTTGGTAACGAGCATGGTATGTTTGTTCAAACATCAATCATACATGAAGAAGATAGGAACTCAGTATTAAGTACTGACATACCAATCGTACTACACAAACAAGACATGCAAGCACTTGGTGGTGCAATCACATACGCTAGACGCTATGGCATACTGTCATTACTTAATCTTCCAACTGAAGATGATGATGGCAACTTAGCGAGCGCGCCAACAAAGCGCGGCGCGAGCGACAATAAGTCTGATAAACCAGTAGCTAATATATGGAAGGATATAAGTAATGGCTGAACAATACGACAACAATAATCGAGGTGCGGCTTTCACGCCTTACCCTGAGCAAAAATTATTTTTGCAAGGTAAGCTACAGATTGATCACGAAGATCATCAGATTGCATTAATTACAAACGAAACCAGAGATGGTAAAACAGCTATTGATGTTTACGGCAAGCTTGGTAGATTGTTTTTAAATGACAACCAAAAAGAAGGTGCGCCTAAATTCTCAGGCCCACTCGGTGACAAGCAACGAATTGCAGCGTGGCAAAAAGAAAAGGATGGTGCGCCCTACCTATCACTCGAAGTAACAGAACAACAAAGCGGTAAAAAAGATATACCCTTTTAGAAACGTTCTCCGCAGAGGAAAAAACACCGCCTGTTTTGATACTCAACCTCTGCACAACTTGCCAGCCTTTCGGGGCTGGCTTTTTTTTTAGGAAAATACAATGACTGAAGAAGAGCTTGGCAAAAAAATGGCCGAAGAAGCTAAAAAAATAAACAACAGATTCTCAAAACGTTTCACACTCAATGGCAGAAAAAAATCCCACATTGTACCCCACATGAAACAAAACGCAGCAGCCGCCAGCAAACCACAGCCAATAACTAAAGGCAATGGATGGCGCAACTCAAAGATAACTAAAAAAGAAATAGAAGATATAAAATATTTTTTATCAAGAGGATGGTGCGCTTCTTCTACTGCAAAAATTACTGGCGTAAGCGTAAGCAGTGTTCAGAAATACAAATCAACATGGGATAGTTAAGCAGTCAACTCATAATGTGGAGCATCAATAAACGGACGTCTACCTTGCGACCTTCGAAGATCGATGTACTCATTCATTGCATCTTCCATTGTACCTTTATACTCGCCAATAGAATCTATATGCCAAGCTGCACCCCAACGAATCTTTACACCAAGATCACTAGCCGCTTCCCTCATAGCATCAGCAATATCATCATAAAGATTTAACTCCCAAGAAACTCTTGGCCCAATGTAAGCAACAGTATCTATTGCAATACCTTCAAGGTGTTTAGATTTCATAGTCTGACTAGCACCCTTGTTAACTAACTCACGTTGTTGTTCCATTGTTCTTAGCCCACCTAAGTATGGTATTCCAAAATCAATTTTAGTTATTCCTATAGCGTATTTAGCTAATGATATTAGCTTATCATCTACGCCCTCTAATCTTTCTAAAGACCTGTTGCTTAACTTGTAAGTCATTTCCCAAAACCTTTCATTGTACGGATTCCAAAACTAGCTGCTATTGAAGCATACATTCCCCAACTTACCCACGCTGGACACTGCTTAAGATTCTCAAAGCCTTGTCTCATGGGCTCTTGTAAAGCAGGAAAAAAATTAGCGCAAAGTATTAAAACAAAAACAATAGTCCACAACTCATCTTTCCAGCTATCTTTACTAGCATCGATAGCAGCTTGCTCCCAACTAATCTCACCAGTAGCTAGTTTCATCTTTGTCTCAGCCTCAGCTGCCTTTACCTTAGCCTTAGAATCTATGATTGTTGTAGCTAAACCAACAGCACTTTGAAGTATCCCAATCATTCTGCAATCCTATCTGTCTTAGCTTCCTTGCCTAACCACAATGCAAAAGATGCACTGAGCATTGCAGTAACCAAAGAAACGAACGCGCTCTGCTGAGTTGTCGGGTCAGGCAAAGTCATAAACCATAAACAAACCTTCCAAGTTAAAATAATTTGGCAGATAAAAGCCAGCCTAGGTAGTATCTTCAGCTGGTCTATCGCGCTTGCTGTTAACTTTACCATCACAAACTCCTCTTGCTATGCGCCTTTCACTTGTTTGTATAACCAGTTTACCATCATCTGTATACACAACAAACCTATCGTATCTAATCTCTACTAATTTCAACGCACTCTAATAACATATTATTATTTGTAATTAATGCACCAGCTTTTGATCTCTCAACTTGGCATTCTTCCATAGAACTGTAACTATCAAACTCATAGTATTGCAAATGATCTGATCGAACAAAGTGAAACCAAACTAAAACATAAATCATTTAAAATAATCCCAAAAATCTATCCACCCCATGTGATGAAGGTAAGCAGTTGCCCCAATAGCAGAGGCTGTGAGTAAGAAAAAGATACCAGCTAGGGTAACAGCTAGCTCTTGGCGTTCTATAGCATCACGCCTCGCCTGAGCCTCTGCCTCACGCTTCTCAGCCAATACTTCCCTACGAATTTTTAGCAATTCCAAGTAACGACTTCTGCCATACGTCTGCGTTATCCATTCTTTGAGTTCTTCTTCAGCCTCCGCAGCCTGTCGGAGTTTAGCCCAGCGATCCAGCGCCGTAGCATTGGAGCTTTTTGCTGATATACCTTTTTTCTGTAGCGTTTTCTTAGCTTGGTCAGTTGCGTCAAAGAATTGTCCTATCTGTTTGCTAAGACCAGCTATAGATTTTCCTGTTTGGAGACCTAACTTTATGCCACTGAGGATCGTGATAGGATCGACCATAACTACATCCCATCGCGTCTAGAAAACTCTACTGTTTTTTCAAGAATAGAAATACGAGCTTGCAATTTTATTAAGTCAGTCATGATACCAGCCAAACCATCGACATCATTCCAAATCTCTTCATCAACTTCTTGCAATGCTTCTTCAGTCTCAACTAAAATCTCAAGCAATGCATCTGTGCGCTCTGTATTGTCATTAATATCTCGCAAAACATTAGCACCCCAGAACACACCACCAGCTAGTTGCGCCCCAAGAGCAACAACTAATACCAATGGTAACTTTAGATTGTCCAAATTATTCCTTTAACGCAGTCAGCCTAGCTTTAATCACTGCTATGTTTACTTTGGGTAGATCCATTACTCTGCCTCCAATGCTGTTAGCCTAGACTCAATGCTAGTCAGTCTTTGTTCTGTAGCTGCACCAATAAACGCTAACAACTCAGGGTATCTTACACCCATACGTGTATGTTCTGTTGCTCCTTCTGGTGCTTCATCTTTTGTGTCGTAATGGTCAGTGCGTGTGTATGCGTCTTTTGCTTTTATGGCTTTCTCTTCGTCTGCTTCGACAGCAGCAACCTCAACACCTTTTGTCCACCAAGTATTAGAACACCAGAAAGCATAGTTGCTTGCGTCTAACCCTGCGTCTGACATTGCAGTCTGTACTTGTTGTGCAATGACACCAGTGTGTGTTCTAGCCTTGTCACCTTTGGCTGTAACTTTAGATTTCCATTTAAAGGTCTTGAATAGTTTGCTAATAGCTGTAGCTGCGGTAATTTCTGCGCTTGTTAATGATGCAATGTTTTGTTTTTCATTTTCGTCAGATGTTTGGATTGACCCGTTTGTTGCAAAGATGTCATCAAATCTATAACTACCACTACCTAAATCAATAGCATTATCTCTTAATGCACCAGTGCTAGATGGGTTATTAGGAAGAATACCGTCAGAACCCCCTGCAAACAAAAGACCAGTATCATCATTGCCTAAGTATAAATCACCGCCATTAGCAGTTCCAATATGTCCGACACCACTACCATTTTTACTAAAATTAAGAATATCGCCATCAGTACTAATGCGATTTAAAACAGCCACATCTCCATTACGAGCTATACGAAGTAGTCCTAATCCTGCAATTTCAACTCCACTACCACTGCCGTTATAGTTATCTGGACGGTCTGTTGTAGTACCTATTTGCACGTTACCCTCATGGACAATTCTCATAGCCTCAGTTAGCGCACCGCCATCAGGTTGCACTCTAAAAGCTATTCTGCCATTATCTGTTGCACCGTCAGTAACACCTTCTATTTCAGCAACAACTTCACCAGCCCTTTGAAAGTTAATCTGCCCAAGAGTAGAACCTGTTCCAGCATCATTGTGGTCAAAGTTTAACTGCCCACCTTCATCGCTTTCAATCTGTAATGCTTTGTAGCCAGAGCCACCAGCTTGTGTTGAAACATCAATATTAGCAGTACCAATACCCACATTACCTAATGGGTTTATTCTCATAGCCTCGCTAGGTGATGCGCCATCATTGCCATCATTAGTTTTGAAAACAAGTTGACCTTTTTCATCATCCGAGCTTCCCGAATGATTTACCTCTATTTCAGCTAGTGTACTTTCTTCACCGCCAGACTGTTGACCTTTGAAAGTAACAATAGACTCACGACCACCATCGGTATCTTCGTGAGTGCGGTTGTGTAATACTCTGTCGGCTAAGTCTCTAGCTCTACTCATAATCTAATCCTTACTCTGGTGTACTTGCTGCAAGGTGTGCAGCGTAAGCTGTCTTGATTGCATCAGTATGTACCTGTGTAGC